TTTTTTTCAGGTAATCCATCAGCTAACCATTTAACAAATTTAGTCCATGGCCAACAAATGGTCTCTATTATTTTTTTAATCATCCTTGTTCTCCTCAATTTCGTAGAAGAACCTGTCTGAGTCTTCAGTTGTCCATCTACGACTATTTTCAACAGTCCAATCACTGGTCTGTACCTTCCAATCAGTTGGAACTTCATCTTTCACCGTGAAAGATGGTATATTCCATATTAATCTATTATTTGGCTGAGCCGCATAGTTGCCGTTTTCCAAGGCAAGTATGTGTGCGCACTTATGTTCATGCGGAATTTCGGAATGATCCGTATCGACTATATTACCCTCTGGATGAGCCCAGTCAATAGTAAAAAGATAATTTCCGTAATACCATTTCTTATCTTTTCCTATGTATTTACCGGATTGTCCGCTTAAAATATCGTAAGAAGTAACAGCAGGATAATAACTAAAACAATTCCAAAGCTCCAACTCGTCAAGTCGCATCCGAGGAACTTTTTTGACATCAAAGCCTCTTTGTATGAAGGCGCTAATCGGTAAACGATAGAAGACAGCACCATTTTCCATAACTGCATGAAAGAGTATGGAATGTCCTGAAATCGATGCCATGCCAAAGATAAGGCAGTCTTCCACTTCTCCGTAATGTTCTTTAAGGTCATAAAGATATTCTCTCCTGACCTGTGCATAAGTTGCAGGAATGTTTGCGTTTAAGTATGCCATCTATCATAAAGTCCTTAAAATGCTGCGATTATTAAAATTATAACAACAACACCTGCGATAATCACAGCTTTTCTATGATTTTTCCACAGGTCTTTTGCTGCGTCTGTTATCATTTCCATATTTCCTCCTATTTAATTTCACCCCAGTTTTCACCAGACTCGTAGTCTACCTTATTTGGTATCTCTAATTCAACTGCTGATTCCATTATTTCTATAATATGTTTAGCTTCTTTATCATCTTTTACAGAAATATCCAACTCATCATGTATTTGAATATGAGGTACAATATTTTCTTTATGTAATTCTATCATAGCTTTTTTTGTCATATCAGCAGCAGATCCCTGAATTAATTTATTTAATGCTTTATAGGTATAAGCTCTTCTTATTCCTGGTCCGTGTTCCTGGAGTGCTGCATCATGTGTCAACGGCTTATGAATACCGAATACTGCAGGTTCCCATAAATGAAACCGGCATAATCGTCCAAGTAAAGTCCTAATTTGTCCACGATTTTGAGCTCTTCGTGATACTGCCTCCATAAGTTGTTTAACAAAAGGAACTTTATTATGATAAGTTGAAAATAATTCGGATGCTTTATCTTTACTTACTCCTAATTCAGCTTGAAGTTTAGCTTTACCCATTCCATAAAATAATCCTAAATTAATTGTTTTGGCTTGAGATCGTGGAATTTCAGCCATGTCCGCAACAATTTTATGAAAATCTGCTTCTCCTTCTTTATAAGATTCTATGACATCATAAACCCCTGGCAAATTTTGAAGAGAGGCATAATGCACAACGAGTCTTGGTTCTTGTTGAGAGTAATCAAAGCAGCCCCATGTATGTCCTTCTTCGGGTATAAATAAACTTCTAATTAATGGTCCGAGATCCTTGTTTCTTGCAGGAATTTGCTGGAGGTTTGGATTTTGGTAACTGAATCTTCCTGTCACGGTTCCTCCATTATCGGATCTTAATTGATTAATTTCTGAATGTATTCTTCCATGATGTTCGTGTTTTATAATCGTGTCAATGAATGTGGTATGGGCTTTATTAATTTCTCTTGCGTGAGCAATTTTCTTTACTAAAGGATGTTGATGATTTTGTAAAAAGTTTTTAGTAAAAGAAGGTGCTCCTGTTTTTTCTGTTCGGTCATAAGGTAGTTTTAATTTATCAAACATTTTAGCAATAGAGGCTGCAGCCCAGATTTGGGGTTCTACATTTGTTTCTTTTTTAATTTCAAACAATAATTGTTCCTCTTTTGTTGCTAGTTGTTTCTTCGTTTGGTTCGCTTTTTCAACTTGTACACGAACTCCCTTAAAACGCATATCAACCAAACAGGGAAATAAATCAGTTTCTAAATTGAAAATTGATTCAATGTCTTGGTTAATAATTTCTTGTTTTAGTTTTTGCCAAAGATCATAAGTAACTCTAGCATCTTTTTCTGCGTAGTTACCTACATAAAGAGCTGGTAATCTCCACATATCTGCTTTAGGATCAATACCCCATTCTTTAGCTGCGGTCTGAAGTGCAAGTTCATCTTTTCCGTATCCTAAATATTCTTTACTGACACTATTTAAATCATATCGCATTCTATTTTCATCAACGAGAGAAGTGGCAATCATAGTATCAACAATTAATCCATTGATTTCCATACCCATCGAACGAATCCAACAAACATCATACATAGCGTTATGAAATATTTTAACGGCATTATTTTTTAATAGATCTCTAAACCATGGTAAAACTCTAGTAGGTTCCATATTACCTCCACCTTCGTGATCGAAAGGGAAGTATCTACAATAGTCATTGGTAGCAACTGAAATACCCACAACTTTACCTTCTTGGATAACAGCTCCCGAACCCATACGATGATTTAAATTAGGGTCACAGGTTTCTAAATCAATCGCTATTTCACGATAGTTATTTAAATTAGGTAATTCTGTGGGCTTAACCCATTCTTTTTGGGCTTCAAATTTTGGAATTATCATATTCTACCTTCCATTTTTTATAGCCGTCTATCCATTTCTCTTGTTTGAGTTCTGTAAAAGATATGCCTTTAGGAGGATGATAATGGCCTTCCATATCTTCATCAATGTAGAAAAGTTTAACTCCTAATTTTTTTTGTAGAATAGTTAGATTACGATGAATAGGATAACCATCTCTTTTTCTTTTTAAATAAGTCTTTACGTCTAATAATTCTGTATCTCCTTTAGGATGAGTTACAGAAATATCATAAGGACCATGTTGTTCTACATTTTTACAAACGACACATCCTTTTTTTAAAAAATAAATAATTGCTCTTTTTTCGTTGATCGTTCCTTTAGTGCTTTGTTTCATATATTATAAAACGTATATTTCAACGTTATTTCCTCCCCTTTATTAATGTCTTTGATTGTGATTAGACTCCACCTCTTAGCTTTTAGTTCTCCATTTGATTGAAGTTCTATTTTTACACAGTTAGGATCATTTGCATGGTTAATAAAACCTCCTAAAGGTGTACGAATTATTTTATCTCCTACTTTAACATGAGATGTTCCTAGATTTGTAGCTTGTGGAATATTCTCTTTTGCAAAGAGACCAAGACCGTTGATTTTAGATGTAGCTACAGTTACAGAATCAGGTAAAGGTTTATACATTATAATCCCTTTCGAGTATCATTTCGCAGTAATGAATCGCTTTCAATATATCTTCCTTCCCATTTTTTTCTTTATGCCTACAAATATATTTTATAGCATTTCCTTCAGCAAACAGCAACTTGTTCTCATTGATGAAGGTACTAGGCTGAATCTTCATTTTACGATAGTGTGATCCTCCAATTTGTTTTTTATAAGCACTCATTATTTGTTTCTAAAAATTACAATCATTAAGGGTTTAATATAAGCAATTTTATTAGGGTCATCTTCTGTGCCATCATCGTGTCCAAATCTAAACCCTTTAACTGGCTTTCTTAAAAATCTGATTTCACAATTCGGATTATGATAAATAAAATCGTGAAAATATTTAGTGTGGGTCGACGCAGGTAATAAAAAAACACCTGTAAAGTTTTTAGTGTGATATGCTTTTTCTACAAATTTACCTATTTTACCATCAAATAAAGGGTGGATGTAGGCTATTTCACCTGACCAATCCTTTGTTAAACAATCATCTTTAATTGTATAGTATTTAGGTAGCAGATGATTTTGGTCGGATGCACAACAATCAACTGTAAACTTAAATTCTTTAATTAAATCATCCCATATATCTTTAGGAGTTCTTAAATACTTCATTACCTTTGAAGTTTGAAAAGATAATTGATTTTTTTGATGTTTTAATTTTTTATCTATTTTTCTCATAAAATATACCAAAGATTAAAAACAAAGCAGCATGCCCAAATAACTACAAGTGTTTTACCCCAGTGTCGTTTTATTAACGTCATATTTTATACTCCTTTCTTCTATCCTTTCCTCTAATTAGAAATAGATTTTGTTTTGCTCTTGTTACACCTACATACCAAACACGATGTTCTTCATCTTGTTTGGAAATTGATTTTTTTGAAGATTTTAATGTATTCGCTGTTTGATCTTGTAGTAAGACCACATTTTCTGCTTCCCCACCTTTGGCTCCGTGAATTGTTGATATTCTAACTCTAGGGTCTAATCTTAAGTCCTCACCATTGATTCGCATTGAACGAATATAAGCCGATATTTGAGGCGAAACTGCTGTGAAAACATTATACCAAGGACCTTTCTCCTTTATT